CCCAAACCAATAAACTAGATATACTGCTTCTTCAAACGGATATTGATCATTAGGATTGTTAAATCTCACTTGTTTTTTAAGTGGTATCCATTTCATGATAGTTTTATAACTTGGCTGAGCACTAGAGAAGAATGTACTTTGTCCGGCAGTTGAATCTCGTTCACCTGCTAAACGTGTACGGTAATGCCATAATATACGATATTTATCAGTATTAATAGCATGACAATGTCTATCCATCGCTGAAAGTGTGTCGTTATCAAAATTAACGCCTCTAGTTGAGTCTTGTCCACGAAAGAAAAAGTCGGGTAATGGAGCGTTTTTATCTTTTGGTGAAATAACAGCAATGTTGACGTAATGTGGAGTTTGTTTTAAGTTTTGTAATTCAATACAAACTTTCCAGCCGCTAATGTAAATACTATTCCTGTTACGGTCGCTTCTATCATTTTTCTCACCGATAGCACCGATGTTTGTGATATTATACTGGTATAATTCGTTTGTGCCTTTTGGGTCGAAACCAGTTGTGAGCAATTGTTTGGTTTTACTTGATGCAGTATTTCTGCGATAACCTATTTTTGAGCGAGCTTGGCGATAAGTCCATTTCGATCCTTTTTTTCTCCAAAGCATTCCACTTAACGCTCCTAAACCGGCACTGGCGATATTCATATATGGGTTTCCGATAACTCTTTTTAATATCATAGCACGCGAAGCCGCGCGTGATGCTACGTAACCGGCTCGTCTGGCGGCTACTGCACTTCGGAGACGACTTGATGGACTTCGTAGAATTTGGCGAGCTATCGTTGGTGACGCATAAACTTGGCGACGAGTAGAAACCATCGCTAATATTATATATCGCCGATTGTCAAAATATGAACGCGCCACTGCACGGCATTTTGTCATAAAAAAAAGTTGCGTCCCAGTATTACCTAGCAACTTTTGTCCCGTCCCACTATGCAATCTCGTCGTTGGTGTTTTACTATTAATAATCCCACACCGGAAGATGAACAACGTCTTGACCATGGGGATTTCAGGTATATCATCTATGGACATGAAGTCGGAGAACAAGGAACTCCTCACCTTCAGGGGTTTTGTATCTTCACCTCTCCTAAAAGACTCAGAGCAGCGAAGCAGGCTTTGGGCCCCCGAGCACATCTTGAAATTACACGAGGTACTTCGAAACAAGCAGCAGATTACTGCCGCAAAGACGGTGATTACAAAGAGCGTGGAGCTTTCCCTGATGAACAAGGACGTAGAAACGATTTCGAGGAGCTCAAGCAATGGGTCTCTGAACAGCCTACAAAGCCCACACCTAGAGCAGTCGCTGAAGCTTTCCCCTCTCTTTTCATCAAATATGGACGAGTTATGGAGTGGATCGATCATATATACCCACCTCCCGTATTGGTCTCCGGAACTCCCCGTGAATGGCAATCCTTACTTGGACAAGCTCTTAATGCTGAGCCCGATGACAGAAAAATCGTCTTCGTCGTCGATCCAATCGGTGGGTGTGGAAAATCCTGGTTTATTCGTTGGTGGTTGTCAGAACATGGAGAACTCACACAACGTCTTAGTATCGGAAAACGAGATGACCTCGCATATGCCATTGACGAGAGTAAACAGTTCTTCCTCTTTGACATTCCCAGATCTCAATCTGAGTATCTCCAGTATTCCGTCTTGGAACAATTGAAAGACAGAATGATATTCTCGCCTAAATATGTTTCTCGTAACAAGCTTCTACAACATGTGCCACATGTAGTTGTTTTTATGAATGAAGAACCCGACTATAATAAGTTAACCTCTGATCGTTATGAGGTGATTAGGCCATCTATCTAAACACTTCCTGTATCGCGGAAGCTTACACGTACTGACTTAGAAATATTAATTTGATCAGCGAGTGCTGGATTATTAGGACCTTCGCCGAATCGCCCAAACCAATAAACTAGATATACTGCTTCTTCAAACGGATATTGATCATTAGGATTGTTAAATCTCACTTGTTTTTTAAGTGGTATCCATTTCATGATAGTTTTATAACTTGGCTGAGC